AAAACAGCTAAGGATCAAAAGCTAATCATTGTTGAAGGCGAAATGGATGCGATGAGCGTCTATGAGTGCCAACCGTGGCCTGTAGTCTCCATTCCAAATGGTGCAGCTGCGGCTAAGAAAGCAATCCAAAAAAACTACGAATGGATCAACCATTACGACAAGATTGTTCTTTTCTTTGATAACGATGAGGCAGGCCAGGAGGCCGCTAATGAGGCCGCTAGTGTACTACCACCTAGCAAGACTTTCATAGGCTTTCTAGACGATTACAAAGACGCCTCAGAGGCATTACAAGCTGGAGACAATGAAGCAGTACGTCAAGTATTGAACTTCAGTCATAAACAGTACCAACCAGACGGCATTGTTGATGCCAAAACTCTTTTAGAGCTAGTAACTACACCTTCACCACCATCTGATCATGACTACCCATTCGAAGGCCTCAATAAGTTATTACACGGGATCCGATATGGAGAGCTTGTCACGCTTACTGCAGGCTCTGGCGTGGGGAAAAGCAGCGTTCTCAGAGAGATATGTGCTTACCTTCTCAGTAAGGGCGAGCGGTGCGGTTATCTGGCGCTTGAGGAATCAAATCGACGAACTGCACTGGGACTCATGTCCGTCGCCGCTAGAAAATCTCTACACCTCGGTGAACAACAACGAGGCGAGCTAACAGAGATCTTTGACCAGACAATTGCTAACTGGCACCTTCATTTATTTGATGGCTTCGGTAGCTACGACCCTGATCATATCTACAACCGCATTGAATACATGGCGGCTGGACTAGATACAAAAGTCATCTTCCTTGATCACCTGTCAATCCTACTTAGTGGGCTTGAAGGAGACGAGCGACGAATGATAGATAACACCATGACCCGGCTTCGCTCACTTGTTGAGCGCACTGGCATCACCTTGTTTCTTGTATGTCACACAACAACACCACCTAATGGACAATCACATGAAGAAGGCGGAAGGGTACAGCTCCGAAGCCTGCGCGGAAGTAGGAGCATTGGTCAACTTAGTGACGCAGTTATTGCACTCGAGCGCGATCAACAGAGCGGATCTGAACGAAATGCTACGACAGTGCGAGTCCTTAAAAATCGCTATTCAGGCGAAGTTGGTGAAGCTTGCCAACTGAATTACGACCTTGATACTTGTAAATTTAATGAAACAGCAGCAACCGCAGAGTTTGACGCAACGTCAGATTTTTAAACCTAACCCACCTACAGCTGAAGCAATTAAGAAAGCACAGTTCGTAGATAAAACATACCAATGGACTAATGCTCGTATTCGATCTGGAGACTGACGGTCTACTTGATGATGTTACCAAAATCCACTGCCTTGTTATTTATGACAGCGAGGCTGATACAACCTGTGTCTACAACGATCAGGGTAATCAAGAACCAATTGTTCGTGGAGTACAACGACTAGAAGATGCAAATGTTCTCGTCGGTCATAACATCATTGGCTATGACCTTCCCGTCATTCAAAAATTGTATTCATGGTTTAATCCACAAGCAATGGTACTAGATACATTATTGCTATCACGTTTGTATCACACAGATCTATTAGAAGTCGATCAAAAACGGAATGTGGAATACATGCCACTTCCGTTATATGGCCGTCATTCTTTATCTAGCTGGGGTCACCGTCTAGGTGAATACAAAGGAGCATTTGGACAAAGCACTGACTGGCAGGAATGGTCACCAGAGATGGAAACCTACTGCGCTCAAGATGTAAACGTTACCACCAAGCTATGCAACCACTTCCACAAATACCTGAGTGGGTCTTACTAGAGCACAAAGTTGCTCAACTACTTACTGAACAACAATTACATGGATGGCATTTTGATGAACGCGCTGCATGGGAACTTGCATCGTCTCTCAGAAAACAACTTGAAGAAACTCACAAACTATTACTTGACAGGTATCCTTACGTTGCCGGATCAGTATTTACTCCTAAGCGAGATAATCGGACCAAAGGCTATGTCGAAGGTGCTCCATTCACACGTTTAAAGGACACAATAATTACATCAAGAGATCATATTTCATGGATTCTACAGACGTATCACAATTGGAAACCAACCCAGATGACAGCTACTGGGAAGCCAATTATCGACGAGACTGTATTGAAGGAGACGGCTGCCTCCGGTGGGCCATCAGTTGCTTTGGAGTTTCTGAAATGTCTCGATATTACGAAGAGCTTGGGGATGATCTCCGAAGGCACCAACGCATGGCTCAAGCTATGTACGACTGCTAATCGTATACATCACCACTGCTCAGTAGCAACAGTTACGCACAGATGTGCACACAGAAATCCAAACTTAGCTCAATGTAAATCAGATGCAGAATTCAGAAAATTGTTCACAGCAACACCAGGGCAGATCCTTGTGGGTGCCGATCTTGCTGGGATTGAACTTAGGATGCTCGGTAGCTATCTTGGTAGGTACAGCAACACTTTTGCCGATACTCTCCTCAACGGTGACATACACCAAGTCAATGCTGACAAAGTTGGAGTCAGCCGTAGAGATATCAAAACAATTACCTACGCCTTCATCTATGGAGCAGGTAACCAAAAAATCGGATCTTCCTACGACCCCCTTCTAAGTGAAGCAAAAGCTAAAAAGAAAGGCAAAGAAATTAGAGAGGCTTTTGTTTCTGCAATTGATGGACTGTCGGAACTACTTGAGGCAGTTAAAACGTCGAGTCAGAAGGGCTGGATTAAATCGATAGATGGTCGGCGCATCAAAGTAAACAGTCCACACAAAGCATTAAACATGCTTTTGCAATCATCAGCCGCCGTAATTGCAAAGCGGTGGATGGTCATCAACAACGACACTATTAACCAAACAGGGTTGTGTGCATCACAGCTCGCATTTATACATGACGAATTACAATTCGAGTGTGCTCCAGAGCATGTACAGGACTTATCAACATCCTTGGTATATAGCGCTGCAGCAGCTGGAGAATACTACAACTTACGAATCCCAATCGAAGCGGAAGCCAAGCATGGGAAAGACTGGTCAGAGGTCCACTAATGAAACTATTAGTTGACGCCGACTTCATTGTCTACAAGGCCTGTGCTGGTGCTGAAGACGAGATTAACTGGGGTGATGACGTAATCACAGTCATCAGTAAGTTCTCAGAAGCCTACAGAAATGTCGATCGTGATCTGACCAAGATCAAGGCCGAATTCATGTGGGATGTACCTGAAATGATCTTATTCTTCAGTGACTCTAAGAATTTTAGGAAGAAAATTTATCCTGATTACAAGGGTCATCGAAATCGTAAAAAGCCATGTGGTTATCGCAGAGTTATCACTGAATTAGGTAAACACTATGAGGTGATCAGGTTACCTGAGCTGGAAGCTGATGATGCCATGGGTATCTACGCAACAGCGCATGAAGGCAACGTCATTTGCTCTCCTGACAAAGATATGCGCCAGATACCTGGCAGATTATTTGACATGAAAGAGTTGACCATGATTGACCCTGTAGAGGGTGCTAAGTGGCATCTCATTCAGTCATTAGCCGGTGACCAAACCGATGGCTACTCCGGCGTGCCCGGAATTGGAATCAAACGAGCTGTTGCTTTGTTTGAAGAGGATGGTTACACGTGGCAGACAGTAGTCAAAGCATTTGAAGCCAAAGAACTAACGGAAGACGATGCACTAATGAATGCACGGCTAGCACGAATCCTTACTTGTAACGACTATGACCCAATCGAACACACCGTCATTCCTTGGACCCCCACCGCCGATTATCGAGCTGACAGTTGAACAGTCATTCAAGATCAGAAGACTTGAAGACCTTTTACCTAAGGCAGATAAGGAAGACATCATCACATTGTTCATGGCGCTACAACGTCAAAACTTTGCCTTAGCTAACACCGTATCCAACCTAGTTAAACAATGGCCAAATCACCTGCCTACTACACCAGAGGCTCCATCGAATGCTGGGACTTCATAAGAGACCAGGAACTTAATTATCACCTTGGCTGTGCCATCAAATACATCTGCCGTGCTGGATACAAAATCAGCAAGGTGTCTGATTTAGAAAAAGCAATCCACTATTTACAGAATGAACTTGACAACACCTTACTCTACTCGCCAGACATTGATGGACCAGGCGGAGGAATTCCGCGCAGCCTACAATCTTACGACGAATGGGAGTCAGAGAGCGACTCAAAAGGCTTTGATTGATGAAGAGTGGAGTGAGTTCCACGAGGCTTACCATCATAAAGATGATGCGGAAGAGCTAAATGAGTTAGCAGACTTGGTGTATGTCTGCTTTCAATATGCAGCATCTTGTGATTGGGATCTAGACGAAGCTATGCGACGTGTTCACGGAGCCAATTTATCAAAGCTTGGTGAAGACGGCAAACCTATTTACAGAGGAGATGGAAAGGTTCTTAAAGGACCAAATTTTAAAAAAGCAAATTTTGAAGACTTAGTACAATGACTAATTTGATCTCCCGCACAGGCCGGGTACAATCTTGGATTGATGATCCAACAGGACGGCTTCCTGTCAGCTGCACAGTGTTTGTAGTTGAAAATGAGATGGAAGGTAGCAACGGAATTGAGGCTAGCTGGCGCTTCGCTAGTCACGCCCTCAGATATGGGGCAGGTTGTGCTATTCACCTAGACAATCTTGACCCGAAAGGTTATGTGCGGGAGTCAGGTGTAGTTGCATCTGGCCCTGTAAGTTTCGGTAAAATTTATAGCACCTTAAATGAAATACTTAGACGTGGTGGTATATATAAGAATGGTGCAATTGTTCTCCATATTTCCCTTAATCATGCCGATGCTCTTGAGTTCATTACTACTCCTAGATCCGAACTTCCTTGGGTCAAGCGATGCATCAACATCACTGAAGAGTGGTGGCAGGATTGTACGTTCAAGGAAGAGCTACTACACGGAATCAAGTCCGGTGACATCTGGTTAAACAAAGTTAAGTATGACAATGAAGGAAACAGAATCAGAGGCAACGTTTGTCTTGAAGTGTACCTGCCTTCAAGAGGCACCTGTCTCTTGCAGCACGTCAATCTCGGTGCCTGTGAATTTGATGACATTCCGCGAGCTTTCTTTGAAGGGATGCAGGAACTGTGCGCCTTACATGGCAGAACTGGCGTTGGCGATTCAGGAGAATATCTCCCCAGTGAAACAGATCGACAGGTCGGCCTCGGAATGTTGGGACTTGCCAACCTCCTACGAAGGTACGGAGTAACTTACGAGCAATTTGGTGAAGCGTTAGATCAATACAACGCAAACAACAAAACAATACACTCTGCCGCTTATGAACTTGTCTCTCAAATTGCTTCAGGAATTAACCAAGCAGCCGCAGTCGCTCGGCACAATAATATGGTTCGAGCCTTTGCTATCGCTCCAACCGCCAGTTGCAGTTATAGAAGCGTGGATCTGGATGGCTATACTTGCACACCAGAAATCGCTCCACCTATCTCGCAGACAGTCGATCGCGACTCAGGTACTTTCGGAGTACAAACTTATAACTACGGTGATGTAGAGATTGCATCAGAAGTAGGTTGGGATAATTATAAAAGAGTTGCAGATGGCATCATGACGATGCTTGATCGCACAGGACTTCTTCATGGTTATAGCTTCAACTCTTGGAGTGATGTAGTGACCTACGACAATGCGTTCGTGGAAGAGTGGCTTAGGTCTCCGCAAACCTCTCTCTATTACAGCTTACAAGTAATGGGAGACACTCAAGATAAGACTGATGCATATGCTGCACTAGATGCAGAAGATGTTGACAAGTATCTAGAGGAACTATTTAACAATGAAGAACTTACATGTGATTGCCAAGAATGAGACAAGACCCTTATCAGAAACTACTAAACAGAAAAAGAAAATGGACACCAGTCCAAACAACTGCCGGATCATGCAAGGCAGGGGCGGAAGAGGCGGTACTACGTGCTCTTGCGTTGCGACATATGGAACTACCTGTGGGAGATTTTATCCGTGATGCATTGGATTCCGACGTACCAGCACTATCGCGGGAGCTATTGGAATCCAATGTCAAAGACGAAGAAAACCACGACTTGGCACTTGGTTACATTGCCACCGCTTACGGTGTTAATCAAAAAGCTGAGACTGAAGCGTTACGGTTACGTGATGCTTGGACTGCGCATCCGGATCATACGATCCTCAAAGCGATGGTTGCCGAACGTGCAATTTTCTTCGTTCTTTTACCATTCTTTCGCGCTAATGGTGACGCTGGAATGCGGACAGTAAGCGCTGATATAAGTAGAGATGAACAAATTCACGTTGCTGCCAATAGTATTGTTTGTCGGGAGTTGGGGCTTACTGTCAGTCCTTCTCTTGATAAACTCCGCAAGGCAACTATCAATTGGGTAATGCAACCGTTAGGTAGCAATGCCGATAAATATTTAGACAGAAAATTTTGGCTGGATTCTAGTGATCGCTTGATGTATGAGGGTAAAGCTCCTGAGCTTTCCTTTACTAAGGCAGCACGAGTCCCAGCATTCTTTGAACATAGTAATGTCAATCTACCCCAATACGCCTGACCTTAGGTTAAGCGCAGAAGCCTTACTTTTCGAGTTAGAGGATCGTTTTCCTTTGACTAACCCAAGCCCTGATGTTTCTTATGATCGGCTCATGTATCGAGCTGGTCAAAGAAGTGTCGTCGAATTTATTAAACAACGTATTACGGAGCCTTAATTATGTGTGGAGATGGTGGAAGAGCCGCTCGTGAACGTCGGCAAGCAAAACGCGACCAAAAGAAATTAGAGAATGACATGCGCGATGCGCGTGAGTCAGCTCAACGAGATGCCGATAGAGCTATCGCTCAATCTAGGCAGCAATCAGAAGACTACAAGAAAAGCCTAGCTGCTATGCAAGCGTCTGCGCCTAAGTATACGCCACCTCCTCAGCAAGTAAACACTACCCAAGCTTCTGCTGGTCGGTCACCGATCATGAGATCGAAGGGCGGTAAAACAAAGCTGAGCACTATGCGTATCAAATTGAAACCAACAGTCAACACCTCTGCAGGTGGAAAGACTGGTTCTAATATCGGCTAATTAAATGTCTGCAAAACAACGGTATGATTTCCTTTCGAGTCAACGCCAAAACTTTTTAGATACAGCCATTGAGTGTTCAGAGCTAACACTTCCTTATCTTATTACTCGGGATGAGCATAGGTCTATTCGTAAAAACCTTACTCAACCTTGGCAGTCTGTTGGAGCCAAAGCGGTAGTGACGTTAGCTTCAAAGCTAATGCTTGCATTGCTACCTCCACAGACTACCTTCTTTAAGCTACAAATTCGTGACGATAAAATTGGTACTGAGTTACCAGCTGACATTCGATCCGAACTTGATCTTAGCTTTGCAAAGATGGAACGCATGGTGATGGATTCCATTGCAGCGTCCAGTGATCGTGTCACGGTCC